TAGGGTTGCCTATCGAAAACGAGAAAAGCATTTCTGTCAACTGGAAAAGCTGGGTCAAATCGATTTTGACTTCAGTGAGTTAGAGACTGATTACATCGATGAGGATCGTGTCGATGTCACTGCTACCCTTGTACGCCATGGAGGCGCCCAGCTTTCAGTTGAAACTGATGGCAATCAAGTTGCTTGGAACCATCACCTTGATACCGCTGCTGAGGTGCAAAAGGAGGCTGACCGACAGGCCCAAATGGATGAGTACCATTACTTCTTGGACAATGAGGCGGGTCCTGACGTGGCGGCGGCTCTTGAGGACTTAGAGGAGGAACTGGGTGACTGGGAGACTCACGAGCCCGATGCAATCACCATTCAAACCGGAGGCTGGTTTGAATAAGTTTACCTGAAAATACAAAAAAACACTTACCGTACTTTACAGTACACTTTGTCATAATTTACAGTAAAAATTTGATCAATGAAATACATATAATGTCTCTCATTGGTAAATCTGTAAAATTCAAATCGCATCTAATTAGTACTGATTGTCATTACGGTAATATAAATATATACGATACGTTTATTATTATTAAAGATAATTTAGGTATTACAAAAGATGGGTCTGGTATTAGGATGGTAGAATTCCGTGATAGTAAAGGAACTACTAATTGGAGTGATATTTTAAGGTTTGATATTATTAATTAACTTTGATTGTTAAATTAATGGACTTTGATTATCAAAGTTTATATATAAGTCCAATAAATGATATACCACTTAAAATATTAATAAAAGAATTATATTAATATTTTGTCATATTTAAAGTATATATACTAAGTGTTGTTAAACTTACTGAAGGTATACCACTTTTAATTAAAATGTTTAGTATTTTGTTAATTATCATTATTATATAATATTAAACAAATAGTTTAATTGTTTAATTGTTTAATTGTTTAATTGTTTAATTGTTTAATTGTTTAATTGTTTAATTGTATAAAGATTAAAATGATATATGTTTAATTGTATAAAGATTAAAATGATATATTTTTTTATGAATATATGCTAACTGTGGACTCGATTACTGCTCTCCCTAATGAATTGCAAATAATGATACTTAATCGGATGGACTATCATACATTAATAAAAACTAAATTTATTAACCCAAAAATAAATGTAATAATTTCAAAATATATCGAACACTTAGTTTTTCGAATTAAAAAGATATTCAAAGTAGAAAGCATTAAAAATCTAACTAATGATGAAATCGTTGAACGAATATATTATCTTAATCAATATAGACATAATAGTCTTAGTAATATCTATTTTTATAACAGAAGTATGGGAAAACTAAATAATAATGGAAAATGGAACTGTATACTAATAAATGGTTTGCAAGGTCCATGGTATAATAAAATACAAACCGATATTGAAGATAAATTTATGCCTTTTGGTTATAAGGAATATTGGTACAGTAATGGAGTACATCATAGAAAATATTTCCCTGCATTTATAATAAATATTGAAAAATCATACATGAAAATATGGTATAATAATGGTAAAATTGTTAAAAAAAGTTAATGATTTTAGCATATTCAATCTATATAGTGATATGAGAGGTATCCCATATAACACATAATAATATTCGTTGATATTATTATGTAAATGGACTATACTATGGTAAATTTTGTTCATTATAATTTTATCAGGGGCTTCCAGATTAAAGCTCATATCACCTTTTAAATCAGATGATATTATATTAATGTTTCCATTATTCAATTGAATAATGCAGCGAATATTACATAAATCTATTTTAATTATTGAAATATTGTTTTTCCATATTAACGTGTCTGTGTTAATATTGATAAGATTGTCTTTGAATAAAAAACATTTTACTTTGACTGTATTACATGACGGACACAAATTATGTTCTATATACCATTGTCTGAGACAATTACTATGGTATCTTTGTTTGCAACACATGGTTGTTTGACCACTAAGTTTACCAAATATATTTATATTATCTAAACATATTTATATTATCTAAACATATTGAACATTCCGTCCTTCTATTTTTAAAATAGCGAAATATTGACATATTATTATACAATGGTATTCTTCATTTTATAATTTATAAAATGAAGAATACCATTGTATAATGACCAAATCCATTGTGGAATTACCCCTAGAAATAATTATAATGATTCTTGATAGAGTACATTATAATATACTAATGCAAATACAGTTAACACACCCTATCGTTTATAGTATTATATCTCAATATTTCAGATATATTACACTAAAAGCAATAAATAAGTTTCCAGACCTTAAAACTTATAAAAATACTAATTTAATAGAGAGTATCTATTATCTAAATAATTACATTCATAGAGGTATCAGTAGAATCATTGTATGTAATAATAATCTATGTCAAAAACTTGATGGTAAATGGAACTTTATTACAAACAATATATCCAATGGTGCAGTAAAATATCATGAACAAAAATGGATAACTGCTGGATGTAGTCATCGTTTATATGGTCCGGCTAAAACTATATGGTATATTAATGGACCTAAAAAATCCGAGTGTTGGTATAAGCATCGAAACAAACATAGTGATAATGGACCAGCAGAGACTATATGGGATTTTAATGGGATAAAAAGGGCTGAATATTGGTATAAAGACAACAAGATGCTAAGGGAAAATGGTCCAGCCGTCATATGGTGGTATCCAAATAGTATTAAAAATTATGAATTATGGTATGGTAAAACCATAGTTCGTAATGATAATGACATAAATGATAATGACATAAATGATAATGACATAAATGATAATGACATAAATGATAATGACATAAATGATAATGACATAAATTATAATGACATTAACCCTAATGATAGTAATAATTATTATGAAAATGGAACATTAGAGAAAAACATAGATATTAATAAACATGAGTTTTGGTACCGTAATGGACGCGAACATAGAGAAAATGGACCAGCAGAGACCATATGGAATACAAAGGGAACTAAGATTAGTGAATGTTGGAACATAAATGGACGCGAACATAGAGAAAATGGACCAACTGAGATTATATGGAATACAAAGGGAATTAAACTTCATGAAAGATGGTTTAAATATGGACAATGTCATAGAAAAAAACATCCAGCCGATACTTGTTGGGAATCAGATGGTTATATTGAAAGATGGTTTACAAATGGAGTGTTACGTAAGAAAAAAAGACTCACGTGATACTTATATAAAACCAACAATATTGTACTATTCAGATGGACAACGTAAAAAGATAAAAAGGGCACAAAATAAAGCTAAGAAACTTTTACGTCAACAGAAACATGCTGAAATCTCCCGTCAACACGAAGAGCTATTATATTACCGACGCGCGTACAGAAGATATCTAATTGTAGCACCTGAAATACCTGATGGTAATAGATATTGTACAGTTTTGAAGTATTATGTAGAACCTTTACATTTACCATCTGGGTACTAAATAAACTATTTATAATTCGTCTAGCATATGGTTAACCACGTGTGCTAACAGCCTACGTTGTTCCCTGTCACCTGAACAAGCGTCAATTTTATAACACAATAGATTTTGAAGGTCATTAATTTTTCTTTCTTTTATATAAACTTTATTATTCATTATATAGAGAGCTTCTGTATATAATACAAGAACAACGGTGTCTATTATATATTTCGGGGCATTAATACATTTCACACAAGCCATTAAATTTAAATAATATTCATTTTTTATTATTTTAAATAGACTGTATATAACTTATACATCTACTATGATCATAGTAGATGATCATAATAGAGTTACAATTTCATTAGAACATAATTTCATATATTATTTATTATTTAATACTTTTAATAATGCATCATAGTCAATCTGATTATGTTTTTTTTTACTATATATCCAATCGCTTACTATATGTGCTGTTATTTCATTTGGATGATACAATTGTCGGAGAGTACCAAATCGTTTATTATAATCAAATGTTTCTTCCATGGATTGGATTGTATATTCAGTTTCATTTGATAGTACAAGCATAATTGGTATATGTTGTAAGTCTGGTGTAAGTATAGCACATGGAACATACTTATCGTTCCAAATCCATTCATATGACTGTCCATCTGGATTATCTAGCAAATGAGGAGATAATTCACCGAAATCAATTGATTGTTTCCTAAATCCCAATGTTTTATAATAATTTTCATACTTTTTGGGATGTCTTTTTTGATCAATATGAACCATTTCATGTATAAATATTTCAGCTATTGCATTTTTTGTATTATCAAAAAGAACCGGTGTAAAAACTATTACATTATTCAATGTAAATGGATAGTTCCAATAGGTCCCTTTTTTTAACAACAGTAATTTTACTGTTCCTATACTAAATGATGAAACATCTTTAAAATACTGTAATACTTTACACGTTACTGTATTTAATAGTTTTTTATTAGTGTGATTGAAATCAAGTGTATTATTATTATATATTTGTAGCCCTGTACGTGGTCTAATAATATTATTTATATTTATTTTATCTAAATACTTCTGTGACTCATATGCAGACATGAAAATAATATTCATATATATAATATGTTAAAAAATGATCACAGAGTGATTTTTAATGACTTCGTTTGAATTTGAAAAATACGAACAGGTAAAAGCTATTCAAAAAGGATTCTTAAATGAAATTGCCTGGATTTCTTCACAAAAAACTTATTTTAATAAACATGACGCTTCAATGTGTGGTGCTATGCACAGCGCAAAACTACGTAACCATAATATTAGTATTCCTGATAATACATCTATTGGGAATACAGTATATAATAACCTAAAAATAAACCATCATTCAAAGGTATTTAAAGATAGAAAAGGGGCAAAAGGAACTAATAGTAAAAATTCCAATAAAAATAATTCATGTAGTAAGATTAAAACAAATAAATATGAAATAAAACCAAAGTATAAGGATAAAAGACGATAGTTAAAAAAGACGATAGTTAAAAGACGATAGTTTAAAGACAATGAGGATAACCCCATGCAGTAACATATGCCATTAATATGGGTTGTTCTTTGTTATCTGTTATATTAAGTTTAAGATATTTAAGGTAATCGGCGTAATTACTGAGATCGTTAATGAAATCAAATGTATATACATTATTTTCATTATCCTCTTCAATATCAGCTTTAAAACTTTCAATCCATTTACCTTCCAAACAACATGATGTGACAAGGAAAGATAAACTAGTAATTTGTTTATTAAAAGTCAATGTTAATTTTGTACATTTTCCAGCCCTATCAATATGATCCATAATATCGTCAAAGGATGAATTGCGTTCCTGATGAATTATCCCGCCGTATGAGGATGTATAGTCTGTTATTATACGGAATTCCGTTGATTCCTTATGTTTGTTTATTATCTCTACCTTCATACGTCCATTACGTTCGACTAAACCACTATATGCATCAAGTTCAATAACATTTGATTCTTGAAAATAGGGCTCAGCCAAAATAAATAATTCGGTACCACAAAATATACGTACTATAATATCTTTTGCAGGTTGAAGAACCTTATTATCCCTGGGACCAGATAACATCCAGATTGATAGCTTTGATGGTACCATAAATTTTTTCGTCATATCAGGGATATCAATTGTATTACGATTATTAATTAATATATTAGCATCTGTTGATAACACCATAGTATTTTCAATTTCAGTCACAATAGTATCTTCAATTTCATTGGAACTCATTATACATTATTTATATGATATCGCTTTAAGTTTGTTTATACAATTATGATTTTATACATTTTCATACATACATTCCATCCATTTAATGGACTTGGCAATACTTTCACCTACTGAAGTATTTGATATAAATAAATTAGGCATCACCATAGATAATTTATTTGTAATAGATGCAAATACTGAATGATCTGTAGATTTAGCGATATTTACTGATTTTTGTAAACTATCTAATGTATCTTGATCTGATAAATTAATTGCAAATGCTAAATTGTCTATGCTTGTTGTGTCAACAATTGCTGGTTTAGCAATATATCCTCCACGCAACCCAATTCTTTTCCAATGTATTTTTGTGGAAATATTAGGAATGATTGTTTTATAATAGTTTTCATCGTAGTCACTTATTTTAATATCATAATTATGTTTAGTACATAAATATTGCAATACTTTCCAATCACTTAAGTCAAGTAATTCATCCGATAAATAAGATATTAGTTCAGTAAATGATTTGTGTATTTTTACATTATCAGCAATTACATTAATCTTTTTATATCCTCGTTCCTTAGATATATCCAATACATCTGACAAATGATATGCTATAATACGATTATTTGTTACATTTTGAGGTACATCTGCATGAATTATAAGACAATTATGAAAACCTCTTGCTTTTAACGCTTTAGCAATTGTGTTGCCATTGCCATTTAAATCCAATATAAAATTTGCTTCAAATACTGAATTATATTTTACCATACAAGCAATATTTGTATTGTTTTCCTCTGCAAGCTGTCCTATCATCTTCGCTAATGGTTCATTTATATAAGCCGATGTAGGAATAGGAATAGTTGTAGCTATAGTAACAACTGGCGGAACTATTGGACTAGATACAGGCGTATTAGATACAGGCGTATTAGATACAGTCGTATTAGATACAGGCGTATTAGATACAGGTGTATTAGATACAGGTGTATTAGATACAGGCGTATTAGATACAGTCGTATTAGATACAGGCGTATTAGATACAGGTGTATTAGATACAGGTGTATTAGATACAGGCGTATTAGATACAGGCGTATTAGATATAGGAGCAGTTCTGATAATGTCTCTCATATATTTTACATCATCTCTAATATCTTGCAAATCCTTGGTTTTCATAATAGTAATATGACTTTCGTCCGCAAGATATTCTAACAATTCCTGTAACTTAGGATGAATGTCATACTCAGATTCACTGTCACTATCACTATTTTCTTGTTCAGCCGTAGGTTCAGGTTCAGCCTTAGCCTTGGGTTCAGGTTCAGCCTTAGGTGCAGGTTCAGGTTCAGTCTTAGGTTCAGGTTCAGCCTTAGGTTCAGGTTCAGGTTCAGGTTCAGGTTCAGCCGCGGGGTCAGGGACTGTACGTAAGTGTTCAGGTAATTCTTTTTTAAGGACAGAGACCTTTGTTAAAGTCTTTTTTAAACGTTTAGGTTGTTGGACAGGTAGTTGTCGTTTAACTGGTATTATTTTTTTTGGCATTATTAAATATATTTAAAATGTCTTAAAGCCATTTTAATTTATTGTAACAAGAATGTATTATATATTAATAGACAGTTTACAATACTTACCTTTCTATAATATTTTAAAGGAGGTTCATCCTGATAGACTTTTATTAGAATATATAAGTAAACCACAAGGCAATATATATAGTATGGACATTAAATCACTATTACCAGATATAATGCCGTATCATAAAGAATTGGTTGCATCTACGAAACATATTTACACCCAACCTGGAATTGTATTCGATGATATATCAGACATTGACAACAATGTATTACAAATGTCCTGTACAAATATTGATATATATAGTAAAAAAGTAAAATTTGTAGTATATACTGAATATATATATAAAAAATATGGTACTTATATGCTATCAAAGCTAGTAGCTAATCATAATTTAGTAATATTAATTGATGGTAACCATTTATCAGACGAAATAAGACATTTTTATAAAAATGTTACATTACTAACACAACTGGATAAGCTTGATACTATAAAAGATAAATGGAATAATGCAAGGTCTAATGAGATAACTACTATAACAAAAGATAAATACGAATTATTTGTTGAAATGAGTAAAAATCTACCGTATTTTAGAAGTATTGAATGGAAAGAATCTTCTAATGCCATACTGGGATACACTGATCTAGAAGATATATATACACAAATAATTGACGCAAAAACACATAAGGACTCAACTAATAATCAGTGTTTAGAATTGTCTTCAACTGCTGGAGCTGACTCGCTGCCATTTATAACGGTAATTGTACCATTCCTTAATAATATAAACAAGATATCCAGTTTATTATTAAAATATAATATTAATACATCGCGTTACCCTAAACATCGTATAAATTATTTATATCAGCTCAAAGATGAGTCATTTCGTCTAACTGTATCTAAAGCTACAACAGAATATATTGTTATTATGGATCATAATATGATTTATATGCCACATAGTATCTATGCAAAAGTTAAGTTATTAATTGATAACGCAGAGTGTTCTGCAGTTACAAGTAATATTATGTGTCATTACCACATATCTGAAAACAAAAGCTATGTACTATTTAATAAAGTACCTACAAGAAACGCAACTGCATTTGAGCGTGATTTCTTTCTTAAATATGAAGATTGTTGTGATATAGATGAATATTTTTATAATAATCGTAAATCATATGTTATAAACATGCCATTTAGTTATAATTGTATACAAGTGCATCAAGACTCCTTATCGGATGAATATATTGAAGATAATAATAAAATACATAAATCTATGTTCGATGATAATATAATTCAACTAATGACCAAGTTATATCGTTTACTTTGATTTACATAAGAAACTTTTATATATATGAAATATTTCATTATATTTCATATAATTCAAATAGTAATTGATTTAAGCTACATTATATGTAGCTTCCATTGCAGGCAGGTGCATAACAAGCACCAGAATCTCTTCCAACAGGAATATTTTCAGTATCAGAAGTTTCGGCATCAGATTCGGTTTCACTATCTGAAGTTTCGGCGTCAGACTCCATTTTAATATCAGAAGTTTCGGCATCAGACTCTGTTACATTATCAGAAGTTTCGGCATCAGAGTCAGAAGTTTCGGCATCAGAGTCAGAATCTTCGTCAGAATCTTCGTCAGAATCTTCGTCAGAATCTTCGTCAGAATCTTTTAAATCTTCAAAGCCTTCAAAACCGGTAGCAATATTATACCCTATACCAAATCCACTTCCCTGTCGCGCTCCTGCGGCAACACTTGGAGCAAAATGATCAAGTACCATAAATACAGCCGTTGCGGTTAATCCAATAATAACTACTTCTTTCAAGTCTATATTCCGTCTAGGAATATAGAAGGCCGCTGCTGCGACCGCCATGCCTTCTAAAAGATATTTTGTTAATTTTTGAAGATCTAACATTATACTTAATGTTAGAACTTTTTTAAAATCCTTTTAATAAATATATGAACATTGATTTAATTACTATAGCATTAAAGGCTGCAGGAATTACTATTATATCAGGCTATATATTAAAGGGTCTTAATAGTCTAAAAGATTTACATACTATATTAAATTTATATATAAGTATAGTATTAACACTACTTATTACATCACAATTTGCTCCTAAAGTTAATTTATATGTAGATCATGGTATAGGACATAGTATAGGTCATAATATGACGGGGGGTACGGGAATACAACTACAAAAAATCCTCAAACATAAGGGAGGAGGTATTCAAAAGGCATTAGGGACACAACGTATACTAAAAAGAAAGACAATTGAAGGAATGGATGACCGTATTGCAATAGACTACTATAGTCCTATCCAAAACGAGGTTAGTACACCACTCATTAAACCAGACCATTCATTATATAATAATATGATTGCAACTAACGTGAATGGTGTAGATAAAATTCAAGAAATAGAACAAGTACAAGGAATTGGTAACTTAATGGATAATACTTATAGTCTCAAACTTAAACATAAAGGAGGAGGTCTTCAAAAGGCATTAGGAATGCAACGTATACTAAAAAGAAAGACAATTGAAGGAATGGATGACCGTATTGCAATAGACTACTATAGTCCTATCCAAAACGAGGTTAGTACACCACTTATCAAACAAGACAATTCAATATATAATACTATGATCGCAACTAACATGAATGATGAACCAAATAATGTGAAAGGAGTCGAAGGTTTTATTGACGGTAATGATGGAACACATATAGTACTGACCAATAAATTAGTACAAGTAAATACCCTTGAACGAGCAATAAAAGGCCGCCAGGCAATAAATTATGGATGTAATGCATTAAAAACGAACTTAATAGAAGCATTTGCGGTTGGACCTACAGCTGGTGAACGTGGCTTAGTTTATGGAACATTAAATACTTCCACTCATAGTGATGTTAATAGTGTTAAAAGCATGGGTAATATAGTGTATTCAGGTGATTTAATTAACATAGAAACTAGCGACGGTAATAAACTTGTTCTTACAGAGAATAGTACCTTTGTCAAAGCTGTTCCCCTTGATACTGTATTAGGAAATACGTTATTTAAATTTAGGTTTCAGTTAGTAACTGGACACAATAATTTAAAATTAGTGCCTATTAAATACGGAGATAGCATTAAACTAATATATAATGATGTAAATGGTCAAGAAGTTGCACTTAATCATTTCAATGGTCTAAATAATTTAAAGAATGATAAAGATACAATTTTTACTATAATAAAATCTACTGTATCGGATGATCACAGTACTATAAATTACAATGATAATTTTATCCTTAAACAAGGAAATGAAGGAACCAAAGGCTTTCTTTCGGTTAACATGACACATGATAAAATTGTAACTAATGCAGATTTCCAGACAGCAACGGCATTCATTATGTCACCGGCAAAAGGATGCGGTCCCTTATGGAGATTTAGTACTATTTAATTTAAATGACATAATCAGTTAAAACGCTATAAATAAGATATTATGCTTTATTCCATTTATCCATATGTAAAATTTCTACACTTTCACTCCCATCATATTCATTTATTCTCCAATAGCTATCTGGTAGTACTGGTGTTAATTTCCATGATACATTAATAAAAAACTCCGCTCATATAAATCAAGTTTTGGGAAAACCATCTTCATATAGCTTTTGAATTCTACTATACATGCTTTACCTGGAGTTCCAAGAGCATTTGAAATAATTCGTGAATCAGTTGCTGCTTGCGCGCGCAATTTTAAAGGTAGAATCAGTGACAATGAAGTCCCATAACTAGGACTTGTCTAAACAAGGATATATTGTTTACCTTGGTAACTAACCCCATATCTTAAATAACCATATTGATAACTTTGACCAAATATGAAGTATAAATAAAACTGAATAATGTATACTTGTTATATGAGTAGATATATCAAACGCCAGAATCCAAATAATAAATGGATTACAAAGAATGCCGTTGAAGATATAATGAAGGAAAACGGATTTTTTTTAAAGGTCAATGACATTTCTATCTATCAGCAAGCTTTTATTCATCGTTCATATCTTAAATCGGGGAATATTGAGCCAATAGATACTAATTGTATTCCATTGCAACAAACATGTAATGAATCTTATGAATTTCTTGGTGATACTATATTAAATAGTGTCGTTGGTACTTATTTATATGATCGGTATAATCATGAAAATGAAGGTTTTTTGACTAAAACGAGGACTAAAATGGTAAGAGGTATAACATTAGGTGAATTATCTAGGAGATTAGGGTTTGGTGAATGGGTTATTATTTCACAACATGTGGAAAAAGAAGGTGGTAGAGACAACACTCGAATACTTGAAGATTTATTCGAGGCTTTTTTAGCTGCTATATTTCTAGATAATGGTAGCGATGTAATTAGTGGTACATGGTCGACTAATTATGAAACATATATAGATTTATGTGATAAACTTGATAATATAGACACAAATAATCTTATAGATAATCCTAATAAACTAATATTAAAACAGTATATCGAACTTAGTGAAAAAGTTCGAAATATATCACATCAACTTGTGAATGTCCGTTCAAATGGGTATTTGTATTGTCAAAGATTTATACGTAATACATTTGAAAAACATATAGACCTGGTCAAGCTTATACAATTTGACGATAATTACAAAGACCAATTACAGACTCATTTTCAAAAATTATATGGTATATTTCCTAAATGGCATAAAATTAAAAAGGGAGATGGTAATGGATTACATACAATTGGTGTCAAGGACCGTTGTGGATTTCTTATAGGAATCGGTACCGAAAGGAAAAAAACCGACGCCGAACAACTTGCATCCAAGGAAGCTCTTATCTATCTTAATGTTATAGATAAAAATCACGGCGAAGACTTTTTCCGTTAATTATTATTTTTTTGTTATTATTATAGTTTTTTTAGGTATTTTATAATGTAAATACTCTACAATTCGTTTAGCAACTACTTTACCAAGACGTCTACTGTTTATAGTTATGTTAGATAACTCTTCTTCCTTTGCTAATAATAAACTTGATAAATTATCATATTTTCTAGCAATACATGAGGCAAAGTTATAACTTACCCCAGGTATCTGTGATAGTTGTGCTAAATAACATACTACAGGTGTCATATTTTCCTTTCGTACTGTACTGATGCTATTTATCAAAGCTTCATTATATGAAGTTTTCTTATCAACTTTTAAATAATCTGGAATTTTTTTAAGCATTTGTGCTAGAAATTCCCCTGTTTCATTTACATTTTCAGTATTATATACTATGAGTCCGTCTCTTAACGTAAAACCTGTTATTATACTATAATATGTTTTTTTAAGAACAGTTCTTGTTGACTTTCCCGCTTTCGGAAACTTAATTCCAGTTTTTGGATATTTCCCTTCTAATATATATCCTTTCCATCTCATAGAAGAGCTAAGCATTCTCTCTTTTTGTTCGTTATATCGTCCATCATTTATGCTCGCTGCCAGATCTTTACAAGTTTTACGTTCAAACAATGCTAAAATTTCTCCATTATCATCCGCTATAGCTAGATCACCTACATCTAGTAGTTTTTGTGATACAGTGTATCCAGCAGTATTTACAATATTAGTAATTATATCAACTGATTCTTTCTTTTCTCTTGTATCTATAATCAATTGCATTTATATTATAAGTTATGTAGTTCTAATAGTACATATGCATAAATCTATTAAATATGTATTAAACAAGTAGATATGTTAAATATGTTACTTGTTTAGTTATGCAATGAATTTAACAAAGAGATGCATAATGAAACAACAAAAAATATAGAAATATTTTGGGTTAATAATTTTATTAACCTATATAATCGATAGCATACATTTAAATTAACATTATTTATTGAATGCATTTTCAATAGATGCATAGAAATCAGTTATCAATTCTTATACAGCTAGACATAAAAACATGATTATTTAACCTTTTTTTATTCAGTGTAAAATTTACTATATGTTCTGTATATGCTGTTTTTTCTTCCGTTACAGAGCTTAACAGCAATCGCTAATCGATTCACGAATTTTTCTCAATTATCCAGGAATTGGACGTAGTTGATTTTCTATGCACAATGCATTACATACTTGTATAAATAGGGTTAATTGCAGCATAGACAATAACATCTATACTTAAGCTGTATATGTAAAATTTAGATAATTTTTACCTCTTAAGATATCAAAACAATCATATACATATCTTATGCTCTACTAAAAAGATATATGATATTTAATCCTTTAAAATATCAACGATTCAATGCAGCTTCTTTAAATTTAGATAATATTTATACACTCCTAAGGCTGATAATTAATCCTAAATCAAACATTATTTATTCAATATAGAAGTATACAAATTATATAGATCTAGTCCTGTATTATAAATGACAATCCAGAAGATCATGGATCCAAAAAAGATAAAAGTATTTTGAGAAATCGACTACAAATAGTAAAAAATTCTGAAAAAAGTTACAGCTCCGTTTGGTAAATTTGATATGTAGGTACGAACATCCTATTAACAATGAATTGTCCTGTATAAGAGGTTTTTATATATCTTGGATTTAATAAGTGGATAAGTATTTGTCCTGGATAAATACTATAGTATTTATCCAGGCTTGTAGTTGATGGATAAAGTTTAATTGTTTTGTCCTCTATAAAAACACATGAAAAAGGGTTAATCGATTAGGTATATTTTATTTTATGCACTATTGTAAGCATGTAGTGCTTCCTAAGCAAAGATGTGTATTTGTCTATGCATGCATAGACAATCACCATCATGCATGTTATGCATTGTACTTATTTATAACATGCTGCAATTGTTTGGTTTGATAGGGTGTTATAGTCGAATCAATGTTATACAGGTTGACCTTGTCAATCATGCGTACAAGCTATACAGTCTGTTATTATTCCAAATTTACTTAATTTTAATAGACTAAGAAAGCTTGTATGTATAGACCTTATATGTTCTATGCTTTACGAAGTGTTACTTCGTTTTAATTTGTGTTATGCGGCTATACACTTCCATAATATTTTAATCGAAAAAGATTCGAAAAATCTGACGTGCACTTTGGATGATTTTGCACGGTCTATACACCTAGGTGCACGTCAAGCTTTTATGCATCGGTCATATGCATCGGTTAATTGTTTCACACTGTTCTTAATTTAGTTCACGTGCACATTCGAACTATTGAAGTTTTTATATCATAAAATAACCGTAAGTGCAATTCATCTCTAGTGCATATATGCACTAGATTACGTGCACAGGATTGTATAATGCAATAACTACTACTAATATATGAAAGTGTATTTTACGATATATTTATACCTATCGTTCACTCAATTAAAATAACAGAAAAATAACAGGGATGAAATTCATAACATTTTTGACGTAGTGCATAGACCTTGATAATTATGCAAAAATTATGCATATTTTTTTCTGAAATTCATCAGCATAACAATTGTTATTTGTTTATAACAAATAAACAAGATAAGCCTGATTGTGCCTTAAAAATCATATACGACTTTGTTATGACCTGCATACATAAAACGGTCTCTAAGCCAAAGTAAAAAATCCTCGTTGAATCAAACTTTTCAGTCATATGCAGCATAATGTATAATTTAACCTTAAGTTGGAATGTGTATAAGAACCAAGTTGCTATACACTAGTTCATAACAATCATGAACGTTATACATACTTGATTGTGGTCAGATTGATAGCATGCACTATTAATATTTTGCTCATACCATACAAATAAACAAACATGATACAGTAAAAATTACGAAAAACATCTAAAATGAGATAATTTATAATCCAGCACTATTATTGTTAGGTTAATTAAAAATAAGTAAATACGATTAAAAAATTAAATATAATTTACTTTAAAAGTAAAGTAAATTATATTAAGACATAGGATATACCGTATTTTCCTTTAAAAAGATATGGTCGAAAATGCAATTATTGGACTAAATATCAATGTTCGGTGTGATTCTGTACCGGTGTCAGGGTTTCAAAAGAATTGAAGGTATGTTGATAACGAACAACTGAAAATAATATTCAATAAACATCCTTTAAAATTGAAAGAATATATAAACTAATGACTGAAGTGGATGTTAAGTTCGAACGACACATTGGTCCTCATGGAGGGTAAAACAACAAACGCTCTAAAAATGTTGAAGAACCAAAATGGGTCAATAAATACAAAAAACATTTATGTTTCTCCTAAAGGAGAAACAGGAAGTTCATATAGTAAATTTAGTATAAGTGATGTTATAACTGAACTTATTAATATAAAACAAAATCATCCCGAAGTTATTGATGAATTTAGTAAACATACTTTTAATAAAGATATTTATTAAAAGTAACGCAAGTGAAGTAATAATTAAAGACACTAATCATCCTGATAGAATAATTACATTACATTCTAAAGACGACTATAGCGAAACATATGGTAACCGATACGATAACATTCAAAGTGGTTCACAATATAACGCAGTAGCAGCTAGAGCTGCAGTTAAGAAGGGTATAGATAATGCTTTAACTTCATCTTCTGAAGTTAAAGTCATGTTGGACGAATTTGCAGGTGACTATGATGCAGATTTTATTGAAAGCATTATACCTGCCTTGCTTTCAGCTATAAATGCTCGTATTACAGTATCTGACAACGTTGAACACAAACTAACCCTTATATTAATTACACACAGAGGTCAGATATTTGGATCTAGCATATGTAATTTAAAGGATTATAACAGTGTTGTAGTTCATTATTATGATAATAATATTAGAAGAATTAAATTTTCAGAAATACCGTACAGACCATTTGACAGAAATTACACTATTTTACACAATGCATTCACATCAGCGAAAAAAATCGTAGCATGTGAAGGCCGTGATGACTGTACATTCTTTTCCAATGTAGAAAGAATTCTATGTAAACGTTTTTTACAAAAACGTAAAATTATTTTTTTAGACATGAATGGATGGTGTACTACCAAAGACTATATGTGTTTCTTGGAAAAAATGTTTCCAGGAAGACATACTGTTTTGTTAGATGGTGATGTATTGTGTGTCCAAAAAGCGTACAAAAAACCAATTCAATTAGATCTTGCAAAGTATTTGAAGGAAAATACTAATGGTAACACAGAAATTATCAATACTCTTAGCTAGCCTCTGCAGACAGGGGAAATTGTATCATGTGTAGGGGAAAAATATAATTCTCCAACCTTAAAGTTTTTAACCATCGACAATGACAAACCACTTAATTGGAATTTGGAAGGTTTGTTAAATCAATTAATACCAAATACTCAAAAGAAAAAGTGGTTTTTTGAATGTGATATATATACTGAATTACTCGTAGCAAAATTATTAGATGTCAACAACATGACGTCTGAGATAAAAGTGTTGCGTGATATTTTTTCTATTAAAGAGCATCATTTTACCAGTGAAGAAAATCATATGGAAGCTGATCCTGAGTTTCAAATTACCTTTAGTCAGGAGGCAACTATACCACCTGACGGTATAATAGGTATGAGTAGTTTTAGGAATAATCAAAAGTACGGTGGTACTTTAGAACATTTAAAACAACATATCCTATGGTTGTTTAAATCAATAGCTGGTGAAGAAAACCCCGAAATATGTATGTTTGTTATGGAGGTTACCTCGATAGATATATTTAAAAAGTTTTTTGAATTTTGTCACGATAGGTCCAGGATAGCATTACTATATTACACAAAGCAATTTAAATTTCATGTTTTAGTCGACTCTGAAGAACAACAAAAGGCTCGCGAAGATGCCGTTAAAGACATAAGAGATAATTAAATATAATTTACTTTACTCATAGCATCTGTGTCATAAAAGCTAATTGCCTTTAGTTTTTTCTTATGATGTTCATAACAAATATAAATATGTGCCTTTGTTTTACCTGGATATAATCTAAGTGGTCTGCCAAATGATTGTACAACTCTTTGTTGACTATTATATCCTGAATGTATATAAATACTATCACAACATGGCAGATCAACACCTTCTCCTAATGTAGCGCAATTAAAAATAGCGCATTTAGTACCCTGTTTTTTGAACTCTTTAAATATCTCATCTCTTTTAACTTGAGGGGTATTTGCTTCAATATAGTATACATTAAACAATGAATCTGAAGTATATGTATATAACTCTTTAGCAGTACTTACAGTAGAAGTATAGATAATAACCTTATTACCTGTTCTAAATAGTATACTAAGATTATCAGTGTAATCGTTATTATATGGAAATATGTTAATGTTATAGTCAGTCAAATGACCTGCTTTTATAGCCTTATTTAAATGATAAAATCCAATTGTATTATCTTCAGGTACAATATATTTAGGAGTTGCAGTAAGATATAATGATTTGCTTTTAAGTGAATGAATTTCTTTATAATGGTGTGCTTCATCGTAAATCATAAACTCTGGTTCGGGCTTCCATAATTTAAGTTTTTTCATACTAGCATATGTAACAAATAAAACTTTACGGGTAGACAAGTTTTGGAAAATGTCGTACTGTGACTTATTCCTAATATAAGAATAAGTCATGAAATTAGACATCATAAAATCTTTACGTGTACTTGCTATGATACCATAATGATATTTAAGTTTACGTGCGTTACTCATCTGTGACCATACCTCTAGAAATTGTTTCAATATTTCTAAATAAGGAAGAACTACAATACTAAACATAGGCGCTATTTTCTCATGAATCCAATAAGCTGTTTTAGTTTTCCCTGTACCACATGCCATAATTAACCAACCTGTATCATTTTTCCTAAAATAAGGCACTGCATTTGAGATAATATCTCTTTGATAATCACGGGGCTGACTCAAATCAGATTTGGGTTTATCACATAATTTAATAAAATGGTCCTTCATTTCATTTTCACCAGGCCATGGAGTATGATTATTCAATTGTGAGCCAAACATAGCAAAATCATAATTCGTTCGTCCTAAATATGTTCTACCCCAATAGGTATGTTTGTCTATTGCACGATTAAGAACAGGAAATTTGTATTCGGATATAACGCTCCAATTTATATAGGAAATTTTCGAAGCTAATTTTCCTGGTATATTCATATAATTTATATATGTCAAACAGATTGCATGACATATATAAAGTAAACCATACTGTGGTCGTCGGTATATAAATATTTTAAGGAGGGAAACAATATCATTATAATGAACATTAGGTGCCATAGATAATAGTTCATTCCATAAATGATATATAGGTAAGTGTTTAGTGCATGTAATATCATTACCATTATCAGTATATTTTAAAATTACATTACAATTTTCTTCTGTGTAATTTAAATAGTATTTTGTTTGTTCCATTGCACCATAAAGAGATAATGGTGATATATCATGATTATATTCTTTATAATCATAATTGGTTAACCAATCAACAATGCGTGATTTTCTAGCATTGCATAATTTTGTTATCATAATAACTATATTTTCCTGTAATATTACTTCATCTGCGGCAGTAATATCAATTGTATTCATAACTTTACTAGTAAAGTATAAAGGAGCTATTTCATTAATTAAGCCGGGCTCTGCTGGACCTATATCTTCACTTGTAATTAATATTAATCTATTCAGAAGATGACTACGGAATATTTTACCAAGTTGATACATTAAGTAAGCACAATGTAGTGCTTGTTCAACGGTTCCTAAACGTATTGCTTTTTGTAACCAACTAACAACTACATCATAACGAAGACCATTATGACAAAATTGTTGAAATATTACTCCTTGTTTCAGTACAGTGATCGGTATTGTAGGATGAATAGGATATCTATCCTTATCTATTAGATTACGATCTATGAGAGGTTGTAGAGTGTCTATCTACCTAATTTTTCATCGTCAATTTTTTTGGATAATAAGTTTCATTTAATAAAACCCAAATCAGGTTTACCAGTTAACTTTCGAACCAGTATTAAAAATGGTTTATTTAAATTGTTATTTGTCATAACGTTTATGTCAAAATATAAACTTAAATTTACAGTATTTAATAAAATAAGTTTATCGTACTCGGCTATTGCACATTCCGCTTCATTTGTCATATTACCATAAACTACTGTTGGTATGAATCCAACAGTTTGCTTTAATCTAAAAGAATAATCTATTGCAGCTTCATATGATGCACGTGATTTACATGAATACATTATAATTGCACAATCAGAACCTATAAAATCAAATTTTATATATTCTGATAATTTATCATAGTTTTCATCTTTTAAAAGGATAATATCTTTGGTAAATACAAAACTATCACTTTTAATAGGATAATAGGATCTATTTACACAGAGATCATTGTTTGTACGTCTAAACAATGTTTCCTCTTGTGCACGACAACCCTTGGATACACCACCTGGACAATACTCAGATGCCATATTTAATATGATAGGATCTAATCCAAGTTCAGTGAGCTCAATGGCCGCTGTTAATGTATCTTTATTAACCATCGTAATATTGGCATTATCGATATATGAATCTACCTCATCTAGTAGAATATCATATGGTGGAATGCTATTAAAAGTCCATAGTTCTGACTGTTTATAAGTAGAATCTGTAGTTTGTTTTGAAAGATTTTAGGTATCTTTTATAAATATTAACAAGTTGTTTTCGTGTAAACATTAATTTAAAATAAGAATCATTTAAAATAAGAATCATTTTAAATTAAATCATTTAAACTATCATCCACTAGGTTGATGGTCTTTAGCACGGAGTGGACTAGCAGAATATTGATGACTATATTTGGTTAGGGTTCTTGTAGCAACAACCTTGGTCTGATTTATTTTATGTGATGAATATACAACATATTCAGTACCAGAGCGCGGAATTTTAACAGAATCATATCCATCATTTTAAAGATCATGATATGTAACTCGAGAATTTCCATTTTTTGTTTATTGTTTTAATATTAGATAGACATACTGGTAAATACTATAAGAATGCCTTTGTTAAGGGTGTTATGGTCAGTATTAGTTTCTGCAAATATATACCTGGGGCCAGCCAAACCACTTGGTCCTCGTAACATTTTCTCTGTTTTTTATTGATTCCAATTTTCTTTAGATGTTTGATGAAATAACCATTTAGTATTACTACATGGATTATACGACATATAATTTAATCATTTAAAGTCATTTTTGTTGTGAATTATTACATAATTTATTCAGTATCAGTTTCATTTCCTCTTTATTTTCTTACTTTTTTCTTCTGGTCCTAAATCTTTTTTTTCTGTCTTTTCTTTAGATGTTTGATGAAATAACCATTTAGTATTACTACATGGATTATACGACATATAATTTAATCATTTAAAGTCATTTTTTGTTGTGAATTATTACATAATTTATTCAGTATCAGTTTCATTTCCTCTTTATATTCTTAGTTTTTTCTTCTGGCCCTAATTCTTTTTTTTTCTGTCTTTTTTCTGTCTTTTTTCCTGTCTTTTTTTTTGTCTTTTTTCTGTCTGCTGACCATTTTCTTTCCCCATGCTCCACGTCCTCCAACTTGAAGGGCATGGTTTGATTTATTAAAGTACATAGACAGTATCAAACCAACTATCCAACTAACTACCATAAAAGAAATTACAATTAAATAAGTTTGCATATATAATAATAATATTTAATTTTCTTAAAGTTAAAGTTAAAGTTAAAGTTAAAGTTAAATAATGGTCCTTAAGTTTAAATTAATGAATAGTGATTACCTACAGACAGTGACATAGAAGATATAGCTGAAATAAAATTAAAATATCCTAAGTTTTATGAAAGATTTGTAAAATATGTATATTATACAGACGATTGTGTACATTGTACAAATTGTTTATTTATTGAACAGGGACACAACCAAACAATAACTAACTGTGAGTTATGTCAAATTACTATAGCATGCAATCAATGTTGTCCAGGTATAATGTTTTATGAGAGGGAAGATATACGTGGAATTATATGTGAACAATGTTATAAAAAAGGAAAAGAATAAACTGTTTTAAACATTTCAAATTATACTGTTATAATTTTGATATCTTTATCACGTGTCAAATAATTACAATATTTGCAGTTTGATTTGCGATCATATTCCAATTTCATTATGTTTCAAATGAGGATCAATTTAATTCCTTTACATTAGGCTTAACTTTTTAATTTATCTCTTTGATTCAGTAAATTTTGATAAAAATCTGCATTTCCAACGATTATTATCGGGTTTTCAACTGAATCACAATCAGTAATTTCACCTATACCATAATATTCGTCGAGAGGAACTTTATATATAGATGTTTCATCAAAAGGATTTATGTCTTTTGTTTCGAAAAACTCTCGTTCCACATCTTGTTTGCATTGTTCAATAAGACATTCAATCATAGATAATTGAGCATTTGATAATGTACTGTACATACCTGCTATAATATCAGGGTTATGTTCGTAAACAATATATACAAATTTTAACATATAAAGTAATAATTATTAATATAATAAACATTAAATTATATGTCTGATCATAAAATGATTTTATTATTGTAATAATATGAATAAACTAAAAATTATGAGTGCTAATGTAAACTTTATGCCTAATGGCATATTATCTTCATTTACAACAGGTAATACAGAAAATAGAGCAATTGATGTTGTTGATTTTCTAATAGAAAATCATTCTGATGTAGATATTTTTACAATTCAGGAATTGTATCATAATAAATCCCGACAAGTGTTTACTCAAAAAACTTAAACAAAACGATTATAATGTTATATGTGGTCCTTCAAAAGAAGGTTATCATTATAGTGGGCAAGTTATGTTCATAAAAAGAAATATAGAAATGATATCATATGATGTGTTATCATTTGTAGATGAAGGCATTAATGGTACGGGTCCCTTGGAATCATATGTACCTAAAGGTGTTATATGTGTTACTGTCAAAAAAAATGGTGTTATAACGACTGTATTTGGATTACATTTACAATCTGATATTTTGACGGTAGGATGGGACCTTATGAATTGTATTAATGGCAAACAGACATTATCTGAGGCCTATTCGTCATTTAGATGGGATAACGCAACATTTATAAGGCATAGGCAATTGATTATATTAAAAAAATGGATTAAGGAAAAACATATAAGTACAAAACGTCAGTGTATATTGGAGATTTCAATGTTCCTTACTCAAATGAAAGTGGTTCGGAATATTACCGTATTAAAAAGCTTTTAGAAGCAGAACCACCATTTAATTATGCATTTAATACAATTGGTAATTTTGACAATACAAGTCATTATAACTTGAGTTGGTGGTTAGGTTCACTTGTTTGGAACGATGGGCAAATCGATCATGCATTGATATCAAATGATTATACTAAAAAGAGAACGTTTGAAGTAATAAATATGAAAAAAAATGGAGTTAATTTAACTGATCATGAACTTATTATTGTAACATTAGATTCATAATTAGATTAAAAATAAGAGTCAAAGTATCTATAATACCATAAGTAGATAATGTATATGTCTTTTTTAATTTTTTATTTAATCTAACGGTGACGAAGGTGATACAGATGCAGTAGGATCACATTGTTTTGTATATCTTTTCCATGCTTTATCAGCATGTTTAGCAGCTTTCTTAGCGGTATGAATTAATATAGGCATAGATGCAGCTTTTCTACCATAATCTTCTGCAGCTGTACGTTTTTTCATTGCATCATTAAGAAGATACATACATGTTGCTTTTTCTTCAAGTGTTAAATTTGGGGTGGTTATTTCAATATTACGTTTTATGACATCGATCTGTGATTGGGAATACATAGGCGGAGGGGGCGGTAATCCCAATTTCTTAGCTTCTTTAGCGGTTTTATCTTCTTTATCTTTATGTTGTTGCATTTTATCCCATAATTTTTTAGCTTTTTTCGATTTTGCCTCAAGTAAAGCCTTATTTTTCTCTAGTATTTTGTCATAAGCAGCAGCTCGTTCTTGTACCAATTGAGTTTTTTCCTCGGAAGTTTCTTTGTCTAATTTAGAACAACTATCCATAAGTGATTTATATAACCTGCGATTCTTTATGTATAAATCTTTATCACCTTTCATATTTTCCTCTGTTTTCTTTAAGCCCTTAGGATCTAGTAAAATTTGGTCTACGAGATTACGGTATTTTGAATGTCTTTCTTCGTACTCTGAGCAACTAAGAGCTGGTTCTCCAAATACTGAAATATCACTGACATGTAAATAATTTCGTTCTTCATGTACAATTTTCACAATTTCGCCAACTAAACTTACATTGGACCATATATATTCATTCTGTATTTTTGAGAAACGTTTACTACCAACTTTTGCACCCAATTTATTATACACTTCAATTGTAAATGGTGGTAATCTATCACGTATAGTATAACTGCCTAATCTATTAGATACTTTAATCTTAGATATTTCTATATTCTTAGGCAATTTCACCTGTATCCATGAGGTATTACCATTTATCTCAATATTAGTCATATTAAAAGTATCAAGGTTACCATCAATAGCTTTATCTGCTATGTGATTATCTTTTGTACTGGACTGATTTGCCTTTCCATTTTTAGCCCAATTTTTATATTTGCGTGGTTTCAATCTTTTCTGTTCCTTTGATAATCTATTTACTTTCTGTTCTTCGGTTAAACTATCTTTTGAAGTATCTTTTGATGATAATTGTTTTCGGTATTTGTCCAATTCCTCCAGATCAATACCTTTTGTATTTTCAGCAGCATTGATTATCATATCATTGATGTTTTTTCGTTCACTTGTAATATTTTTAGCTATTTTTTCTCTTTTTTTCTTTGGTTCTTCTTGTATTTTTTGTCCAGATTCTAGGGATAATTGCAACATATTTTGTTGTTCATACAACATATCGTTAATTTTTTGTATTTGATTTTCAGTTTGTTCTATTCGTGATTCATATTGTTGTTGAATAGATGTATCTGAGCCATGAGCATCTTTAGCTGATTCTGGATTCTTTTTACAACACATATGACAAAAATTACATCCTGTTTTCGAAGCTCCTGGAGTGATCACTACAATTGGAGAATATGTATATCCTGCTCCACCACTACTAATACGAACTGATATTACATGACCTTCATTTATTTCAGATATCGCTGCAGCTCCCTTACCTCCTCCACCTCGAAATTCTATCTCAGGTGGTATTAAATAATTCTGTCCAGTATGAACCATATTTACCGCTACTACTCTACCATTGTCTATAATGGTACTTGCTGTTGCTCCGTACCCAGCATCAACTGTTTCAAATTGCAATTCGGGTGGTTCAGTATAGTCTTGACCGCCATCTATAATAGAAATACTGTTTACACTATTATTACTAACTTCGGCTTTTAGTATAGCACCATATCCTTTAGTTGCTATAACACGAATATGTGGTGGGTATTTATAATTTCTTCCACCGTTAGTTATTTTAATATCTGCTATCTGTCCAGCATTAACAAATACTTTTGCTTTAGCTCCTGTGCCAGATCCCCCATTACATGATGCATTTTTTGCTATTCCTCCACTACAATACAGTTTACTTCCATTACCACCCATTGTAGCTCCAGAATACACTGGATGACTGTCTGGACACTGCCATCCTTTTGGTACATCTGAACCAAACATCATACAGCTATTTTCTCCAAATGTACCTGGTTCGCCTTTTAATCCAGGGAAACCACGTGTGCCAGCTTTACCATTTTGTCCTGATTTTCCTTCAAGTCCACGAGGACCAGCAGGACCGGTCTTACCACTGTCTCCTCGTGGGCCTAATTTTCCTTGAGGTCCTGGAAAGCCATCAAATCCTCTGTCACCTTTAGATCCTAGTGGACCTGCTGGGCCGATTGGACCGTCATTACCAACAGGACCTTTATTACCTTTATCACCTTTGGCACCGAATGGTCCAGGGGGTCCACGTATTCCAGGGATACCTCTTTCACCATTATCTCCTTTTTTTCCTATTGAACCCTGAGAACCACGTGGTCCACGTCCAAAGCCTTCATGGATTTCTTCTTTATTCTTATAACTATATGTCATTATTGTGACAATTACAAGTATAAATAGTAATACATACAACATAATATAAATATGGGCGATATAATTATTAAGCATTAATGAGTTATTTCTTAACCCTAATTCTTATATAGTATATATCAATATGTATGTTCTTTCAATCAAAGATTTCAATCTTAATCAGAAAAATGGATAAATTTATTTAAATTTATCCATATGTGTTCTACACGATATAAGTATATATATTTATATTATTGGGTATTTCAAGTATATTAAATGTCCATTTAACATAATAGTTTATCCTTCCGTTGCTATTAATATTTTTTGTGACATAACGATATAATTTGAGTATAAGATTAGAATTGTCGATTAAAGGAGCAATCATATAGTTGCCTTTGTTTGTCTAGACGTATTCATTGTATTTTTCAAAGAGTAAATTTTTATTTGTCATACCATTCCATTATTAATATAAATCTGAAAGAACAAGTACATAATTTAATCATTCAGATATAAATTTCAGATAGTTAAATGGATAAACCATTTTCTTATTATGAAGGGGATAATCAGTTAAACTATATGCTGTACATAAAAGTGTTTTAATTCCTAATGGTGAAAATGCCACAATGTTTTTTTTATATTCTGTAATATTTGGGTCGTCTTCTAGAGATTGATGAATAAACGGTACACAACATGTAGCCATGTACCATGTATCATTTGGTAAAGACACGCCATTATTTGACAGTATCATTGTTTCTATACCTGTCAAATATTCAGAATAAAATATAGCTCCGTCTTTAACTAAATTTGAAATTATATAAAATATTTTTCCGTATACTATATTGTAATTTCTGTTAAAAAATCTAACAGTACTCCAATCTACAATAATTTTTATTACATGTAGATTTTTTTCTTTAATATATACTAAAATATTATTCCATGTATCAATCTCGTTAAAATCACTACAAAAATGAGACTTGTTTTCTTTGTCTATGTGTTTATTTGAGACTGTAATTAAAACATAACTTGGATTATTATGTTTTAGTTCTATAATATGTGGCTCATGAGGAGCTGCACCAATAAGGAGAATTGCATCTGTCATGTAAAAATTATAAACGTTCATTTTTCAAGTATTAAACATAGATTATAAAAATGAACGTTTATAATTTAGTGATGAATACTGAACACATAAAATTAATATGGTCTTACACTTTAGCGGAAATGGATGTTAGTAACAAATCAATCGAAGTGGCAATTCAATATGTAATGGATAAGACAAAAACCTATCTATTATTATGTATGAAGCTGATAACCAACCCAAAAATGTGCACACGAAGCTGCACATCTGACAGAAAAACGATATATCAAAAACCTAAATACATTTGAATGTAAAAAGTCAGAACTTGACAAAATTCTACCCATAATATTAAGACTCAAATTTCCCAATTAAAAGAAAGTGTCGAAAAATAAGATAAAATGTACAATACTAAAAGCGAAAGTGATGAGGGACATTAGAACCGGTCTCAGAAAAGAAAAACGTATTTATAATAATAATTTTCGTTAAAATTACTTTGAATCTAGGTCACAAAAAATGAACCCTTGAATTTAGTGCTGAACACAGAAACCATAAAATTAATATACAGTTGTTCTATGCAACAAATAAACATTTATATTATAGCCCAATCAAATGAAGAGAAGAGACAAGGTTTAATAGATAATACACAAAAACTATCTATGATTATATCTGAATATGAGAACCAATCCACAAAGACGAAAGGCTGGTTTGATGTATTGTTTGGTGTAGATGAATCTCAATCAATTAATTATGAAAAGAAAATTAAAGGTGTTCGTACAGATACAGAAAATTTACGTGCTTGTGTACATAAAGAAGAACAACGATATATTAGTGCACTTGATAAACTAAAATGTGAAAAATCAAGACTTGATAAAATTTTAGAAAATTCTACTCCTGACGTTAAGATTGAAATTAATATTGAAATTGGAAAATTTCAAAAAATTTTAAAAAAGTACAAGTATAACTACAATTACAAGGATAAGAGTGATATGAAACAGCCCATTAAAACGGGTCTTCGAAAAAGAAACACATATCTTTTATAACAATAATTCAAATAAATATTTATTTCATAACGGAAAAATTACTTTGAATGCCGAGTCATAATATTTAAATTTGTTAGATTTAGATATTTAGGATGTTTAGATGTTAGATATTAAATGTTAGATATTAAATGTTAGATATTAAATGTTTATATAATTCCAAAATAATAAAAATTCATCATATATATGACAGATACATTTGTCCCATATCCTGATATACATGATGAAAGATTTTATGAGATATTGTATAATAAAAAGGAATTTAATAAAACTGCATATAAGACATCATATCGTTATAGTAAAACAGAAGATATTTGTACTAAAGGAGAGTTTAAGATGCAAAATCATCAAGAGTTTATACGGAATTTCATTTCTCCAGAGACACCATATAATGGCATAATATTATTTCATGGTACAGGAGTAGGAAAAACATGTGCTGCCATTGGAACAACAGAAGGATTACGTGATTATGTTAAGGCAAGTGGTAAAATATATATTATAGCACCTGAAACAATTAGACCGAATTTTATTAAAGAAATGTATGATCCTGGTAAAGATGCAATTGAAAAGGAACGTCATGGTCTTCCAGGTAGTTATCAATGTGCAGGAGATAGTTATTATGTAAAAGGTTCAGGAACGGGTTATAATGCAGCAAAAAAACTTATTGATAAATATTATGGCTTTTATGGACCTGGTGAATTTGCTAATTTTGTTGATTTAGGGCTTGGAGGAGCCCTTCCTCCAAATAAATCAGCAAAATTTTCTAATGATGACGGTAGTTCCATTGATATAGGTGATTATTTTTCTAATAGTGTAATAGTTATTGATGAAGCCCATGGTATTGCAGGAGAAGATAAAAAAACATATAAACAAAAGAAGCCAAAAACAGAAGAGGATGAGGATGAAGATGATCAAAGTTCTTATATAGAACAAGAGATGGACCTTGAAGATAATGAACTAATAGTTGGAAAAAAATCAAAGCCTGCAACAAGTAAGCGTTCATTATTAAAGGTGTTAATAGATACTATAATACCATTATGTCATAAAAAAGGTCATAAACTTAAAATTATATTACTTACGGCCACTCCAATGAAGGATAATGTTAGAGAATTAGCAGACTTATTAGAATTGTTAAACGCGAACGATGGAACATTACCAAAAATTGCTCGTGAAGCGTGGAGAAGTAGTTTGTTTCCAAAAAATATGACAATGGAGGATTTATTGGATAAAGAAAGAGTTGATAAAATAAAATCTCTTGCACGTGGTTATATATCATATGTAAAGGGTAATAATCCTATAACATTTCCTCAGGCTATGTTACCTAACGCTGATGTATTATATGAACCAGCAAGATTTTCAGATGGGTCTTGGAAACCAATGTATGCATATCGTTCAAACAGCGAAGAATTAGAGGATATATCACAAGATGAATATGAAATATATTTACCCAATAGTGAGCTATTTAGATTTGAACTAGTTAAATGTAGTATGAGTCTATATCAGTTTAAATGTTATATTTCGCAAATATATAAACGTAATATTAAAGCAAAGAAGGTTAAACAAAAGCTTGATACTGGGGATATAGGGACAAGAATGGTCTCAAACTTTTCATTTCCTTTTTTAGATGGCACAACACATACAACTGATACGTTTATAAAAGGTACACCCATTCCTAATATAAAACTTACATATGGTAAAACTGGTTTTGAAGGAGCATTAACAGAATCATTTAAAATAGTAGGTAATAATCATAAAATACCAATATTTGCTATAAAACATACAATTTATAAAAAATATGGAAATTTCCTTTCACAGAATAATGGTATGTATTCATTGGAATTTTTTTCAAAAAAATTTGATATGTTTTTGGATTATGTAACAGGTAATAATGGAATTGCTTATGCTTATTCAGAATTTGTTGAAGGAGGAGCTCTTATTGCTGCGCTTGTTTTAGAAGCAAATGGGTTTGTTAGATATAGTCCAGGCTTATCTAATTATTTAACCAAAGAGGGTTTACCTGTAGAAAATATATATGAGAAGTATCCGCAAGCACATATGTTTATATCTGAAATTTCAGATCGTAAACCAATATCTGAACATTATAGATGTGCTTTGTGTGGTAATATATATAATGAATGCAGAGAAGCCGATGCTAAGGTGAATTTAGCAGATAAACACGAATTTAAAATATCAACATATATTATTGTTGCTGGAAATTATGGCGGTGTATTAGATATTGCAGAAGCTACTTCTGACAATATTTTTGGACAAAAGGTTAAAGTGATATTGGGTACAAGAAAAACCAGTCAAGGAGTGGATTTGAAATGGGTAAGACAAATTCATATTTTAGACCCATGGCATAACAATACACGTATTTATCAAGCTATAGGCCGGGGGCTTAGACATTGTTCACATGCTGATTTACCTGAATCTATGAGGAATGTTACTATATATAAATATTCATCCGTTCCGAATGATGAAGGAATTATTGAGCAATCTGAAATGCCCACACTACTTGAAAAGATGAACGAAGACATTATTATTGATAAAAATAATATAGGATTGAAATATCGTGATTATTTTACTGAAACAGTAGACGAACATATGTATAGACGTGTCGTACGGAAAGATATGGTAATTAAAGCACTTGAACGTATATTAAAAGAAAGCGCAGTTGATTGCGAGTTAAACCGTATGAGAAATTATTTTCCGGACCATGACAAGGATTATACAAGGGAATGTGATTATATGCCATGTAAATATGACTGTACTGGGTTTTTAACCCCAATTAAATATATAAGAAGGATACGTAAATATAGAGATGGTTTACTTAAAGATCTATGGTATATTGTAGATGATGAAAATATAGAGGTTCAAAAAGACAACTTAACACATATACCACAAATAATGGAAAAAATAATAGTACCTGATACAGATGATGTAACTATAATAAATACAGTGACTACTAATCAACAAGTATGGGACAATCTTAAACAAAGACATAAAATCGATACAGGTGAAACTGACCAGGGTATATATGATGATTTAATGGTTGATATACCATTAATAACTGTAGACGATAGTACGTATAATATATACTTTTCCTTACCACAAATAAGTAATTCTATTAAAATAATTACCAGAATATATCAAAATTATGAAGCATTGAAATTAAATAAGATAATATATTTAGTTAATCAATCAGATCCAAATTTGGAGAAACCGTATATTTACATGGCACTTAATAAAATGATAGGGAGACCACCCAAAGTTCCACCTATAATTTTAATTGATAAATATGGTAGAAAAGGCCATATTATGTATTATAATGGGTTTTACCTATATCAACCCAATGAAATATATGATACACGTATACCAATGCAATATCGTAGAAAACCATTAGACTATAAACGAATGTATTATAATATGGACGTATTGGTACCTAAAGAGGTTGTTAAAGTAATAGAGAAAGTAACAACAATAAATAAGGATAAATTGAGCAAAGCTATAACACTATTACGAAAAACTAGAGTTGAGTCAAGTATTAGTTTTATATATTATTTATACATAACATTGAATAACTATACTCCATCTGAACATAGAATTATAATTGAAACTGTGATATCGTCTATATTTAGCTCTGAATTGAAAGATATTGCATTAGTTGATATTTATATCTTTGAATATTATTTAAGAACAGGGTTAATGTTATTTGATAACTGGGATCACAAAAGTAAATCGGATATAGTTGATATTATACTAGATATGAAAAAGAATAATGAAGGAGGTATTATTCATATGTTAGCTACAGAAAACATTCGTAAGTTTGTGTATGGTGCTAGTAATAAGTGGGAGTGGAGAAATATGGATGATGATAATTTAGATTATTATAAGAGTGCAACTAAGTATGATACAGTTATACAATTAAAATGTCCATCTGCCCATGGAATTAACGGAACAAAACGCAACCTATTATATATATGCCCTGAATTAAATACTAATATACTTACAGGTGGGTGTTATTCATTTATATCTAACGCTGCCCCCCGTAATCATAGACCATTGATTCGTAATGGAGCAGAATATATTGCATTATTAAAGAAAAGTGTACGTTCTCTTCAAGATACATATAAAACACCTGAACAAATGAAGTTATTGAAATTCAAGGTAGTCGACCAGTATAATGCAAAAGCATCAAAAGAGACCGCTTCTCGTAATAAATCCAAAAGAAATGCATTAAGGGGAATGGCGTGTTCTAGTAATGAAGTAGAAACCAATGAAATTATTTTGAAGAGATTAATTATTATATTAATGGAAAGCTTTGAAAAGTATATTAGTCCATATGAAACAATAAGTCGTGAATATTTTGAAAAGATATTTGAATTAGTTAAAGTTAAAAGTAATAAATTATATGTATGTAAAAAAATAGAGCATGTATGTATATTGTTAGATTATTATCAAGTAAATAATGTTAAATGGTATCTAACAATATTAGAAACAGAATTATATCGCCCAAAAAAATAAATAAATGAAATAAATGAAATAAATGAAATAAATAAAATAAATAAAATAAATAAAATAAATGAAATAAATAATATATTATATGAATAGATTATTAGATGATGAGATACTTTTTAGAGAGAACCCTACACGTAATTCCATTCTACCAATTATGTACAAATCTGCATGGAAAAAATATAAACAATTACAAAGTTCTACATGGACTCGCGAAGAAATAGATTTTAAGACTGATATATCACAGATAAATAATAAAGAGGTTCCTGATAATGTTATGAATGTTGTATATTTTGTGTTAGCATTTTTTTCAGGAGCTGATAAAATAGTGAACGATAATTTAGCCGAGAATTTTTTACGCGATATTAAAATTCTCGAGGTTCAATTCTTTTATGGACAGCAAATACAGAATGAAAATGTTCATAATGAGACATATAGTTTTATAATTGATATTTTTTATAAAGATAATCCTGAGAAAAAGGCAAAATTATTTAATGCTGCTCAAACTATGCCATGTGTACGTAGATTATTTGATTGGTGTTCTAAATGGATACATATTACTCCAGAAATGGAGCGCAACACTAATCCAATATTACAACAATATTTAGAAGAAGGAGCTGACGATGAGGTTATTGATGATTTGGCTTTTATTTGGTGCAAATCCAAGAAATTAATTGCATTTGCGTGTGTAGAGGGTATATTATTCAGTAGTGCATTTTGTATAATATTTTGGATTAAAGAATCAGGTTTATTACCAGGATTTACATTTAGTAATGAATTAATAAGTACAGATGAAGGACTACATCGCGATTTTGCATGCGAGATGTATAGTATGATCGAACATAAGCTACCACAAGAGCAAATTGATGATATAATTAAAGAGGCTGTTTTATTTCAAGAAGAATTTGTCAATGAAATGTTAAGTGAACCTCTTACAGGTATGAATAAGACATTAATGAAACAATATGTTAAGTATGCAGCGGATAGTCTCTGTAAAGAACTTCATATTGATAAACTATACAATGTTAAAAATCCATTTGGGTTTATGAATAATATATCTATTAACGGACAAACCAATTTTTTTGAGAGAAGAGTTGGAGAATATAGTTTAGGTGGATTTGAAGAAGGAAATGATGATGATATTGTACTTGATGACAATTATTAATATATGTTTAAAAAACAATAATAAGATATCACTTCTAACAAGTAATATGGAAAACATTATTGACATGATTTCAGAAAAACAAGACACTTCAAATGCGTATCCAATGCAACAGAATGTAGATAAAATAGCTTCGAGTATTTCAGACGACATAACTGAACAACCTATAATAAAACGAAACGGTAAAGCTATCCAAGGAATAGACTATGGAATAGATCTATTGGAAAGTAAAAGAGATGATAAGGTAGTTCAAGAACCCCGTCAACGTTCAGCCCGTCAAGGAAAGTTAAGACCTCAGCCTTTTGCGCCTTCTTCTCCTTCTTCACCTCTAGGATCTTTAGGTTCAGGCGGGTCTCAAGCGTCTCCTTTGTCTCAAGCGTCTCCAGCTGGATATAATTTATATAATCCTTTAGCTCCGTATAATGTTCAATCCAACAGAAGTCTACCAAGTAGTCCAGTATTATTAGATATGCCTGGAATGTTGATGGAACCCACTGTTCCAATGTATGGAAATGATGCGGCCAGTTCTGTGGGCGATTATCCTGGGAGTGGATTATTCGGACAAAATACTCGTGATCAGTTAACATCACAGTATAAACCACAAGTTCAAGAATTAACTTATGAAGAAATACGTAAACGTAAAATAGATGGAGTAGCAGCCTACAGAAAGCTTAAGTCTTCCGGTTATGTTCCTGAAGGTCATAAAGATATTACTATGGCTACTAGTCTAGAAGAAATAGAAGATGTTGTTCCACGATTGAAAGATCAATGTGATTTAGATAAAAGTATACTTACACAAAGACAGTACTTGATAGGGTTTTCGGTATTAGTAGAAAATATATGTGGTAATGATGAATGGAATTATTTTGAATTAAATTTAGATGGATGGTCTATGCAAATAACTGATAGTATTAGCAAATATGATGATATTTTCGAAGAATTTTATTATAAATACGGTGGTGCACCGAGTATCCCAGTAGAAATTAGATTTATAGGTATGGTTGGACTAAGTGGATACATGTTCCATAAGTCAAGAGCCTCATTTGAGAGAGATTCTTTAAATGTTCCAGGATTTGACGATATCATGAAAAATGACCCAGAATTAAGGAACCGATACCAACAACGAGCTTCTGAAATGAAAGGAAATAAAACTGTAACACCGAATAACACTAATAACGATGGTGGTGGTATGGATGTAATGAATATGGTGGGTGGATTAATGAAGGGCGGAGGATTAGGAGGTTTAGTTGGAATGTTGGGAGGCGATAAAAAGGCTTCAAAGAAAAAACGTTCCCCGCGCCCCGTACCTGGTGTACAGAATAATGTATCTCATCAAAGAGCTCCTTATAAATCCCCTCTTCCGGTGGTTCCACCCCAACCGACACCGGTAAGACGAACTAGAACAAGAGTTCCTATGGATGATCCAGATGATGTCGATGGATTATTACAAAGTATGAATAATAATAATAATGATAATGATAATGGATTACATCAAGAAGTGATTGATTTATCTGAAATAGAAGAATTTGCTGATTTAGACTAATAACAAAGTAAAATAATTGTAAAAGAACCAAGTAACAAAGTATTTAGTTCTTTACATTTTTTATGTAAAAAAAGATAAAAAAAGATTAAAAAAGATTAAAAAAGATTAAAAAAGATTAAAAAGATTAAAAAGATTAAAAAGATTAAAAAAGATTAAAAAAGATTAAAAAAGATTAAAAAAAAATTAAAAAAAAATTAAAAAAATTAAAAAAAATTAAAAAAGATTAAAAAAGTGTCATTATGTTTTTGGTTTATATTGAAGATATGCATAATGTAAGGTTTTTATCTTCATCTAATGAAATGTCTTCTAGATAACGACAGTCTGTAAGACAGTCACCTCGGCATTGGTAATGTAGTAGAGCATCAATAAATGAATAATTATGAAAAAGATCATCTACTATCTTTTCATAATACTGTTCAGTAAGTGGTTCAGACAGATATTCCTCAGCAGCCTTAACAGCTACTGATTCAGTAACAAGAGAATTAAATACAATAGTGTGTTCGTAACTGGCATATCTGCTTATGTAGAAAGTTACTGATTTAATTTTCATACATGTGTCATCACATGTATGATACCAAACATATGAAAAATCATGTTTAGGTTCTTTAACTGACCCGATACCATGAATAACTGTTCCTGAAGATAGAGAACAAGTACTTGTCTGAATTTGTGTGGTCATGACGATACTACCTTCCTACCTATCAATTTTCTTGGTAATGGTTAATGGTTAATGGTTAATGGTTAATGGTTAATGGTTAATGGTTAATGGTTAATGGTTAATGGTTAATGGTTAATGGTTAATGGTTAATGGTTAATGGTTTTTTATTTGGTATTTAAAATGATTATAAACAAATATAGATACTAAAGACCATGTTTCTGTTGTATTATATGGTTAAAATAATAAGATAATGTATTTAGGTAATCACTATCGAATTCTATTAATCCATTTTGTAATGTTGTTTGCGTTATGTAAGTGTCATCATATTGCGTTTATGTGTCTGTTTGTATAGAAGTTCAAAGTCAGATATACATTCAAAAAACACAATAATACCTTGTGTTTTTCTAAATGTATAAATATATAGTTGATGTTATACATCTAGAAAAAAATATATATAAATATTAATGGGTAACTCATCTACAAAGTATACTCAAGTACATAATAATTTATTTGTAAAGGCTCGTTTATTAGAGAAACAAATTAAAACATGTACTAAACTTGATCCTGTCACGCAAAGTTCTATTTTATATGTAAAACAATCACGTAGTTATACAAGTTTAGTGCTTCCTGGAGGCGGATTGATAAGTCTTGCAAGCATAGCAGTTATAGAGTATCTCACATTACATGGATGTATGAAAAATATAAAATCCATCGGCGCTAGTAGTTTTTCTGCAATAGTAGCGGTATTATATTCTATTGGGGTACCTATAAATAATATAAAGAAATATATATTTGAAATCAATTGGAAAAAAATATTAAGAAAAACCACCCACAAGCCATGTGATTCGGACATATATCATACCGCTCATGGGTACGGAGAATCAAATGGAAAATTATTACATGATACAATTTTAAGTTTAATATTAAAGCATACAGGTAATAAACATTATACATTAGGTGATCTCAAAAAGGATAAGGGAATGACTTTGATATTAACCGCGGTTGATATATGTAGTAAATCTATAGTATATTTTAATACTGAACAACATTCTCATGTTCCTTTACGTGTTATATTACGTGCTGTATGCGGTATTCCAGAGATTGTATCACCCATTATATTGGATGGATATTACTTAGTTGATGCGAGTATATTGCAGCAATGTTCTAGTTATTTATTTGACACCAAACCAAAATCATTGAAGAGTTCTAAAAATACTGACCTTAATATAAATCCAAATAATTTGTCGGTTAGAATAATACGTGATTTGCCTATGATAGATCATACATTGATGTCTGATATTACCAATCAGAATAAGGTAATAAAACCCATTAAAATTAAAGATTATCATACATATTCTAAATATTTATTGGATATAACAACATCTGTACAAGATGATATAATTTTGTCACCTGAAGCAGAGTTAAGGATTATAACAACACATCTACCTATGTATTCAATAACTAATACTAATATTAATAATGACGAATTTTGTTCAGCAATGAAAGCCATAACCGAAGATATGGAAATTTATTTCCATGGTATATAAATAATAATATGTATTATTATTTATATGAACTACCGTATTATATATATTGCTTTGATAATTACTATGATGTTAGCATGTGTAATAAAAAAGAATGTACAGTATGGAGGAGATCCATATGCATTTATACGCCCAGGAATAATACTCGATATGTTTAGAACATTTTGGTTAACACGATAATATGTTACCACGATAATATGTTACCACGATAATATGTTACCACGATAATATGTTACCACGATAATATGTTAGCACGATAATATGTTACCACGATAATATGTTACCACGATAATATGTTACCACGATAATATGTTACCACGATAATATGTTACCATCGTATTATTAGAATCGTATCATTTTATGTTGTAATGAACATTTACACGATGTGCATATAATTTCTGAACCATTTGTTATGGTATTTGCACCTCTGCATTTACATGGTTCGTATTCATTGGAATATACATGGTTCATATAGTTTAACCTTTTATTACTACAGAAAAATTTCATATGTCTTAAACATTTATTACATTTTAAGATATGTTCTGGACGAGAAACCTCAGAATAAGTTGTAGATGACATACACAAAGCACATTTATTCCCATAATGAGGGTTTTTAAAAATATCAACATAATTCATAATATTATGAATTATGTTGATATCTACAGATAATATTATCATAATTCATAATATTATTATCAATGTTGGTTTTTACCGTTTCTTGAGTTCATCTGAACGTTTTAGTTTTTGACAGAATTCATCAGAGGGTATGAATTCTGTCAAATCCAATTCTGATCCAGATATTGTAACATCTTTGAATAGGAATGTGGAATTAGAACCCTCTGAAATCTCTTGAATACATATTGCAAGGTCCATAAGTTCCCCTGGTCCATCAATAATCAATACATGTTCTTCATTAGGAACATAACCATAACTAAGTAGGTGTTTTGACGTATTAGAGTTGAGCTTGATTTGATACATCTTAAAAGTCGTCACTCTCACCAGCACCGGGGTGAATCCTGAACATTTATCACAGGAGCCAGCCAGTAAAAGCTGTATAAATATACATTTATACACATGAAGATAATTAACTTCAAGTTTGACCTGTTCCGAAAAATGAACAGGATTCAACCCTGGTGGCGGTGATACTGGCGACTTTTGATGTCTGACATTACAAACACCAAACTATTTACTAAGGAGGAGTGCCTTAAGTGGCGGATGGATCCAACAAGAAACCCACGCACGACGAGACGTATCAAAGTTACAGGCCCTACATATAAACGATTGAGCTCCAGGTCTCGAAAGTTGCTTGACTCATCTACACGTGGTATAGATACATGTAAAACAAAATGGGTTAAAGCGAATGAAGAATACGGGCTTCTACAAAGCTCAATATGTTGTAAATGCAACAGTATTAAACTTCTATATCTTCTTCATGACGACGGAGACTATATGTGTTACAAGTGCAATGAAGATGTCTCTGTTATATATTTCTGTGTTTCATGTAGACAAAAAACAGATGCTGAATAAATATGTTAAAAGACAAACACATGTGTTTGTGTTTGTCTTTGATATAATTATATTAAAATTGAATACATAATGTATAAATAATGGAGACTATTATAAAACCCCAAATTACATATATGGACAAAATGGATTTTAAGGTTAATCGTGAATTATTAGATAATGGAAATGTTCAATTGTATCATAGTGTATGTAAACATGGATATGGTTCAGAGGTTGATTTTTTGTCAACAGATCCTAATGATAAGACCACCTATTTAGTAACTAAAGGAAAAATGGCAATCATAATGAACAAAAATATTGGTTTTTTTGAGACAAATATATTAAGCAATAAGTTTACTGATCATATGACAAAATATACTAAGATAAAGTCTCGGTGTACATTAGGAACAAAATTAACAGATATTACATTAACACGACGTTTACCATTAAAACTTGGTTCCATTAAAATAATAGGAACATGGGAGTATTCTGATAATAAAATAGTGGACTGGTTGCAACCAGAACTTGCCTTAACAACAGAGAAAAAATATACTTTATTTTCTTCAGGAAGTACAAACATGACACAAAATAAAGGAGATTTATTTGCCAGTATAGCATCAACAAATTATCAAATAGATAAGGATAATACATTGATAATAACCGAATTTATAATGGCTCGTAAACCAGGTTTACTAAAAATACACTCATTATTTAAACACTTCGTAAACTGGATTATAAATAGGTATATCCCTAAAATAGTGCTTCGTGCTAGAAACTATAACATTCCTATTGTCTAACGTTTTCATCAATTCTCTATTACTTGATATTATATTAGAAGCGTAACTTTTATGAATTAGCTATATGTACAATTTTTTCAATGAAATACATTAACACTATATTATATTTTCTTGTACCTTTTCGATTTATTGTACTTTAAATCTTTATTTTTCTTCCAATCACATTAAGTTATTTTTAAATAACTTAATGTGATTGGAAGAACAGATCTTTATTAGTAATCATTGGATTTCCCTTATCATCTTTTTTTAAACCCATATAGTTTATACTTTGTTTTAGAACATTAAAACACTGTCTTTATATATATTAACAAACTATTAAATGAATTAAAAATTTTTATATTATTCGAATTATTTTTATTTATTAACGAACCTTCATGATCAATAATACATATTATTATATTTGCCTTAAATTTTTGTAAAAGTAGTTTACTTAAATAATTTATTTTATCATATGTATCAAAATCTTTTTTCACAGCACCTTGTGGTGCAGGTAATACTTTTCTAATGAAAATATTATTTTCATTAGTATTTAATAAATCATATAATCTTTTAAATCTTCTTATATATTTTTCATTTATTAATGGTATATTTGAAATATATTTACTTTTTGACTGTTTGTCAGCGTCATGGACACTTACAGCTGAACATATTCTATTATTATCCCCATTACAATTATTATTAAAAATATATGTATGTTTATGTGGTGGATTCCATACGGGATTTAATTTCTCACATTCAGTAAATTCAAAATAATCTCTTTCAAAAGTATTTATTACAAAATCAATATTTGACCATATCCAATCAAAAGGATAAGATTCATAATTAAAATTTTTATTTATAAAAAACGAACATCACAATTACATCCAATACTAATAACTTTCATATAATTTATATATCAACACTTTTTAAACACTGTTGATAAATATATAGTAATTAAGTCCTTCAAATCGATCACATTTTAACGTACTTTTCTTGGCGCACATTTAAATATTATATATAATATATGAATACATGGTTTCAAGAGGGAGCGCCATTAAGCTACAAGATACAAGTGGAGTATCTTGATATACCACAACATATGAAAATTGACACAAGAACAGTAGATACCCCTTTTAGATTTAAATCATATAAAGAAGCGGAGGCTGCAGCAGATGATATATTTAATGGCTTTACTGTACGTATAATTGGATCCAAAGATAAACCTCATTGGACATTAAAAGAACCAGAAAGAGTTTTAGAGCGTAAGGATTTAAATAAAAAATCATGGTACGAGTTATACGGAGTTTCACCTGTAGGTAAAACCGAACAGTATAAAAGCTATCAAACTCCTCCACAATCTAAACAATCTAACCAATCTAAACAACAATAAAGGAATAAAATATACATGATACAATTTAATATAGATATTTTACATGTTTATGTTGTTAATACCATATGATAAAAGTCACTTATCTAGAGCTTCTTTCAGTATCTTAAGTAGTATATCACCATGACACTCTTCTGGTTTACACCAACAACCTAAATTTTTCCCATTCAATTGAAGTAATTCCTTATATACAGCTTCTGTCTCTATTTTTTCACGAATATATATCTCGTATTTTTCCAAGGAATCTTTACGTGTCAACTTAACAGACACTTTAAACGGATTTGCCCAAATGGATCCTTTTTTAGGGAATCTTTCCTTATCTATAAAAACTATACCGGGCCTACCAATATAAACATTATTTGGATCCTGTGTCCACTCTTTAAGATTTTGAAACTGTGGACGAATATACTTAACTTTGACATTGACAACAGATGTAATCTGTTTAATCTGTTTAATCTGTTTAATCGGTTTAATCGGTTTAATCGGTTTAATCGGTTTAGGATTTATAGAATTTGGATTTAGTGGACATGTTGATTTATTAACTCCTGGAGCATTACATATACTACATAAGCCACCACCATATTGATTGTTATTATACATATACATATGTAAAAAATAATAATTATCATTTTCCATAACAGATGACCAATATAATTGTATCCCTAAGAAAAAATGCTTCTGCAATTTATACATTTTCGTTGGGACTACTATTCTTTTTTTAGCACTAATATAGACAATGTCCGATGAACCAATAACTGTATTTACTTAACGACAGGATTAGGGTAATTTAATCCTATAAGATTGGTAAAACTATATATAGTTTTCCAATCTATAATATACATTTATGAATTTAAATATGTAGGAAGATGAACAACAAGCTTACTTTCTGCATTGCCATTTTCGGATGGCTTTACAAGTATACCAAATTCCGATATACATTCCTTTGTTTTTGCATCTATGTATGCATAAAGTTTCTCTTCTTTTGTATTAAATAATAAACATTGAATATATGTTTTTTCATCAATTTTGGATAAATCTTTTTTTAGTTCATCGTCGGGGTTGACAACTACATAATCTACAGAAAATTTAATAGCGGCCCATTGTAATTGTAAATATATATCACCTTCATTGTGTAATGTCTTTATATTTGGTAATTTAATTGGGAATTTATATCCTTTGCTACAGCTGTATCCAGTTAGCTTTAGTTCGGTGTCAGATGGTGGTAATGTAGTTGATATTAATGATGGACTACTTATAAATGTAGCCTCATATTTTAAGGAATCTTCTATAAGAGCATTACCTGGTACACACAGACGATAATCAATGTTTTTTCGTTTTTTTGATATTATTAAGGTAGGTAATCTAAGCTTTTTAAATTGTTGTTGTAAGTCATATAGGGTTTTTTTGCTGTTTTTTCTTAACCAAGCAGTACTAGCTGACATAACATAACTAGGATCACTGATTTTAGATGTTTCTATTAAATTATGTAAAATAATATTATTATCTAATAACGAATTCGAATTGGTAGTCTTATACATAAGGACTTCCATGTTTAAGATTAATATTAAAATCATTTTAAGATTATATATTAATAATTATATATGTCTAAACTTTATACGGAAATACATACAGTAATAGAAGAATATTTCAAGTCACAAATAAATATGGGTATTAGCTTACGTGATATCATGAATAGTTTCAAACAACCGACATTACCATACGAGTTAACGGAAAATGGATATCCAACATCAGAATTATTACGACATGCTCAATTAGTATTAACGCGATATATTATTAAACATAATAATGACAATAGTCGTAAAATAACGTTTGATTAAATTTAAAAAACTGAATACATGTTAGACATTACGAATGTTTATCAAATGGATTAATAGTAATATGTGTAACAAAGGACTACAATTTAAAGTCGGTTTAAATACAGATACACTTCCATTTAGCACTAAAGGTGACTGTGTACGCGGTGGCATTTATTATTGTGATTTTAAATATGTTATGAAATGGCAATCATTAGGTTATACACATTTATGTACGGTTAAAGTTCCAGAGGATGCACAAACTGTAAGATTATCTGATAAGTATCGTTCTGATAAAATAATTATCATAGATCCTCCTGTACCATTTAAGGATCATAAAATGTGGAAAGATAATGAAATATGTAAACATGTTGTAGAACATAATGGATATGCATTACAATTTGCAAAGGAACAAACAGATGAAATATGTAAACTTGCTGTTAAACAAGATGGATTTGCATTAAAGCATATAAATAATCAAACTGATGAAATATGTAAACTTGCTGTTCAACAAGATGGATTTGCATTAAAGCATGTAAATAATCAAACTGATGAAATATGTAAACTTGCTGTTCAACAAGATGGATTTGCATTAAA